CAGCACAAATAACACAGCAAAAGCCTTCCATCAGGGCGTAGTCGATTGCGTAAGTGACATAGATAATTTCTGGATGCATTTGATAAGAAACTATGGCTACAAGCCCTATGGTAAGTCTATACCGAAAGGCCTGTCTGAAGACTTTGAACTTACTGCAGCTTATGAGCTAAGAATTCCCGGCGACTTAGCACAGCGAGCTACTAATGCTCGGATGCTGAACCCGAACTTCACCCTTAGCGAAGAGCGTATCATGGAGTGGGACTTCCCGGAGATAAGGAATCCTTCAGAAGAGATTGCTCGTAGAGATGCTGGTATGGCTCGTAGAGACCCAGTCTTTGCGCAGCTTAGTCTCATACAAGCACTGAGGCAAGAGGCAGACCTTTTACGCAAAGCCAAAGATTTAGACGCAGCTAGACTATATGACAGAGCTGCAGACATTAAGGAGCAGCAAATCATGGGTACAGGACAGCAGCAACAGCCTGTACGGACAAGAGCGGCACCTGGAGCTATACCAGAGAACATTCCTCCTCCTGGTCAAGCTCCGCCGATGGCTACTGGAGGTGAAGGCTAATGGCAGATGGGTTTCAGATTGAGCCTACAAGCGAAGAAATAAGTAAACTGCTCAGCGGTTATACAATACCTAAAGCTTTTGAGCCACAGTTTACTATAGATGTTCGTGAAGCCGTCAAGGCTGCTAGATTACAGTGGCAGGCTCTGCCTATAAAGGAAAGAGTCAAGCCTGCTCCTGTTGGCTATGGTGCTCCGTATCATGACTTGTCCGCTAGTGAGATTGCCGCAGTACAGCAAATTAAAAGTATGTATGAGGAGAAGGCAGCGAAGGCAGCCTTACAGGCTACTATTGCTGCTGGTGAAGCTCCAGAATTCTTTCCCGGCTATAGCAGAGAGCTGTCATCACAGCTAACGGCACAGGATACCTTAGAAAGAATGATTGTAGATATTCAGGCACAGATACAGCAGGTTGAAACTACCATAAACAAGATTGGAAAGCCTAGTGGTCTGTCGTACTTGGAAGAAGCTAACAGATGGTTCCTTTCTTGGTGGCCCTTTAACTTCGGTCAAGCTGCTGAACCCTTTGGGCGCTTAGGTCAGACAACGCAAGAGTATAATGCTCTCATAGCTCAGCGCAATACTCTTCTAGATAGCTTAGACCCATTGTTTGCTGAGCGAGCTAAGACTACCTACTTAGCTAGTCTTTACACAGCACTTCCTGCAGCATTAGCAGCCGGAACAGTCGAGTCAGTTTCTGACATAGCCAGCAGCGAGACTATAGAAGCCTACCCTGAAGTAGCACAAGTATTTGATGCTATATCGCAAGGAGTGGCAGCTTATACTCGGCCATCAGAGCTTCCTCCTGGGGAGCAGTCAATAGACCAAGCTGACAAGGTTATAGCGAAGCTCACAGAGCGTGGAACTGCTGTTCCTGTTACGGCAAGTCAACTTACTGTCCAAGAAATTATGGCTGCGCTCAGAGCTCCTGAGACTCCACCAGACGTAGGTACGACAGGGAAAGAAGCACTAGAGATATTCAGGGATGCTGGTGTAGATGACGAGACCGCTGCAGCTATAGAATCGGTTGAGGACTTTGCCAGGAACATGGATGAGCTATGGACTGCGTTGCAGGAGAATCAAGCATTAATAAAGGCTGGTCTTACTGAGGCAAAGATGCCTAGTATGCAGCTCGGAGACCTTGTTGTAGAAACCTTCAAGCAACCTGGTCTTTTGTTTCTTGCAGCCTTTTCAACTTTATACACGAAATGGACTGCTCCTTGGGGAGCACTTATGTATCGTACTTGGGGTAAAGTACTAGACATCCTGCCGGGTGTACGCTCCAGAGACGAAAGCAACTTTGACGCAATTTATGAAGAGGCGAAGCAAACTACAGATTGGTGGGAAGCAGGTTCTATTGCTATGCAAGAGGCTTCGATGGGTTGGGCTAACAGGCTTATCTTCGAAGTAATCCTTGACCCATTGTCTTGGCTAGGCTTAGGAATAGCTTCTAAGATAACTAAGCCTATCCCACTACTTGGGAAGTTTGTAGGCGCTGCAGAACGAGGCTGGGTAGCTGGTTGGGATATGTTAATCTTTGACCACCTAAAGCAGGGTGCTGAGGTCAGAGCTGCTTATGCTGCAGCCAAAGGCTGGGCTAAGGTAGGTGAAGCAATTTCTCACCCATTCGTACTTATTCCAAGAACTCCTATGCAGACAGCAAGAGTAGCAGCATCAGCAGACCTTAAGGCTGTAGCGCATTATCTTGAGAATGTGTTTGGCGGAATACATTATAGGAAGATTCCTCTGGAGAAAGCAAAGGAAGCTCTCCTTGTAGCTCGTAAGTTTGCTCTTACTCATCCAGAAGACCTAGGGCTAATGGGACAAGCAGGGAGAGCACTATTGAGGAGAACTGAGCTTATAGGATCAGATGTAGCAGAAATGGCAGCGAGACTTGGTTCTAGCACTGGAGTAACACCTGACCTTACCATTGCAGTCAATACCATTCTTACAGAAATTGCAGATAGAAGCTTTGGGCGAGCTCTGACTGTTAGAACCGCTCCAGCCTTTCTGCTTAGAACACTTGGAGTACCGGAGACGAGAGTTTCTTTAAGGCTCGCACGGACTATCATAGATGAGTTCTTTGATGTTGCTACTGCTAAAAGCAATAGTATGATTCGTGCAGCAAAGAATCCTGCTGACCTGCTGACCAGAGTCTACAAGAATACTCAAGAATCCGTCTTCAATACACTTGAGTCGGCAGCTATCCATAACTTGGAAATGTCTGGCAGGGTAGCTGCTACATTATCCAGGGTCGGCTGGAAGACTATGAACATCTGGCGGACTACTATTGACAAGTGGCTAGTCAGTACTCCTGCTCGTTCCTTCTTAGTCTTTGGTGCTTTCGGTCCCTTCAATATTTTGGAGGGTTATATCAAGCCTGCTGTTGCTGGCATAAATCCTTTTTGGAAACACTGGAGGGTAAATCCCACAGAGCAGATGCACAGGACATGGGCTGGAGCAGGAAAGCCTCTTGAGTTGGAGTTGGGAATACCAAGAATGGAGCTAGCTGCAGAAATGCCCTCCCGCCTAGACATCGAAGGAATGAGCAGCAGGCTACAGACCTTTCGCAAGATTATGTCTGGAGGCCCGCTTGGTACACTGTTCGTAGACAAGCCTGGGATTATAGGTATGCATCAGAGAAGTAATTATTGGCACAGGATGGCATTGAAGTTCCTTGGTGAAGAAGCTCCTAAGCAAATGCAGGTACTTACTCATATAATTGACGACGCAGTGAAAGCTTTGCCTGATGACTTTGTCAGACTGCTCAGACTGTCCAGAGGTGAACTGAGGCAAGAGCTACTAGAGAGAACTATTGCTGGCCCACAGTCCCTCAGAATAATGGTAGATGACATAGTAGCGGAGAGAATAGCGAAGAGTAAGGTCTCTAGAGATATAGCTTTGGAGGATAGGTTAGCTGCTAGCGATGTCACTAAGGTCATCAGTGACTACACGCAGATACCTGACATCATACAGGACAATATCATCGAGCGAGCTAGCAATGGTACACTTTGGGCAAAGGGCGGTAGAGCAATAGATGAGACAGTAGATGCTGCTAGAGATAATATGTACGATTACTTTACTCATTCGCCAGAGTTCTATGCAGAGCGCTACAAGGCTAGAGCGCAAGAAATCCTTGGTATGGAGTTCCAGACTAGAGAGGAAATCTCAGAGGCTCTTGTCGAACTAAATGAGATGCGAGGCTTAATTGGCGAGTGGGCTGATGATGTTCTTCGTGGTGCAGCTGAGTTTGAAGGTATAATGGGAGCTAGACTTTCTGCCGGGCAGTGGGTAGCTTGGAGAGACCAGTTCAGAAAGGATGTCTATGAGAGATTAGCTCAGTTTGCTGATACCTCCAGCACAGAGTTTGGTAAGCTAGTTAGGAAGTTGAAAGAGAATCCCCTAGACGCCGAAGCTAATAGACTCCTTGATACTTGGGGTATGGAAGTACGCTACACCAAGAATTTTGTAGAAAAGCTTAGAAAGGAAGAGCAGGTTCTTCTAGCCACTCGTCCTACAAAGGGTAAGGCAGAGATAGCTGCTTTCTGGACTAACTTCCGTGCTGTTCAAAGGGAGAGCTGGAACGAGTGGAGAGCTAGTGTCAAAGCTTTACGCAGACATTCTAAGGAGGGTGGCAATCTGTATTCTGAGATTGCGGGAACAGCTGCTCCAGCTCCTCCTATTGTAAATGCTGCCGGCCGAGTACTTACCAAGATGGACATCGCTTCAATCTTCCATGCGCATCCTAGTGACTTGCCAGCTTCTGTCCTTCGCATAGAGAACATGACCTTAAAGGCTAAGGACGAGTTCATAGACGATGTACTAGTCCAGGCTAGGCGAATGGCTAGAGCCACTGGTAAGTCTGCACAGGATATGGGCTGGACTCCTGATGCTATTGGAGAAGTCTATAATCTAATTCTTAGGGATATGAGGATGTCACCTGCCGGAGCATCAGTCCTTGAGCCACGCTTGATGGAATTAGCTTCTCTCAAGGAAGACCTCTGGCACATCTATCATGCTAAGGGACTACCAGAGGGAACAGCAGATAAGCTCCAGACCTTCATAGACCAATTAGCGGATGGACTAGAGAAGACTCCTGGTTATGCAAAGGCTGTACCAGTTCCTAAGAAGGTTACTCCTGTTCCAAAGGCGCAGCCCTTCAAATACACGCAAGAGTGGCAGAACACTCAGATAAGGAATGACGTAGCTCAGTGGCAGGCTCAGCATCAGGGCGAGGACTTGTGGTATCACGGTGCTCCCAAAGGTATGTTGCCTGAGGACTTCATTGATGGGACAGTTACCAAGGAGTTCGATGAAGCGCTGGACTATGCGCTGAGTCATGATGGTGTAGTGTATGTCTTCAGAGGAAGAGACAAATTGCGAGACCCTGAGTTAGGCGAAAAAGTGGCTGAAGGAGTTGCAGAAGTTGACGCTGCTATAAAGCCAGTTAAGTTCTTTGATGTGAATAAAAAGTATCCTGTTCCAGTAGCTGTACAGCCAGAACTACCCACAGTGAAACAACCAGTTCCTAGCCGTGTTTTGTCCGATGAGTTCATGGCTACTAAGCAGCGAGCTGCAGACAGAGCCTCCAAAGAGTACTACAAGGATTGGGCCGATTACACTAATGAGAACGCTTTCGGAGCTCTCATGAGAACAATATATCCCTTCTGGACTTATGAAATACATCGGTGGTTCTGGTTGGCTCGTTCTGCAATCAGAACTCCTGGAGTTTTCAAAGCCTGGGGTTCCTACATGAACTACACAGATGATGGTTACGTTCATATTCCTGGTACTAGTCTGGAAGCCAATATGCTCAGAGGTACAATCTGGATGGGAGGCTTGACTAGGCTTATCCGCAAAGACTACCCTGAGTACTACGATACTTTCCCTGGGCTATCAGGCTTCATAGACAGCTTGTCTAGATTTGGTTTCTACCCTGCCTCTTGGGTGAATTTCCTGAAGATAACTGGTGGGACATCAGCCTCTGGTCAACCCATGTGGGGAGAGATGTTTCCTGGTTGGGTAAAGACTCCACTCAATGCCTTCATAGCTTTGTTCCCTGATTCTAAGCCCGCCAAACTAATTCAGGACATAATTCTCCCTGAGCCCTTCAGGGATTACCAGACTATGCTGTACGCTAACGCCGAGTGTCAGAATCGTCGCTTGAGCTATTCTGGAAGTGATATATTTGCTAAGGTAAAGGAAGGAGTAAAGCTTACAGCAGAAGAAGAAAGTGTCTGGACTAGAGCTAGACAATTGTTCTCAGCTTCCGCTCCACTCATGGAGAATGCCGGCATACTCAAGATTAGGACACAGGAGCAGATTGACGCTCTTGACCAGTATGCTGCTCTTATCGAAGAGTGGTTTGGTTATACGAAGGAAATGCAGACTGCTATCTGGCTAAGAGGCGAGCGCCTAACTGACTATGTGACACCAAGCCCTTTGCAGCAAGCAGTTCTCGATGAACTAGATGCTCTTAAGTACCATACTGGTTCTACAATATCCCTATACCCATCCTCATGGCAGCAAGAGGACATCATAAGAACTGAGTTCTGGAACACCATGAAGCAAAAGCGTGAGGAACTCTTCCAGCAAGGACGAGTAAGCATAGAAGGCTATTCTGTATATGGGCAAGCGCAGCTTGATGAACTAGTCAAGAGTGGAAAGATAAACATGAAGCAGTGGGATGCTGGCAGAGCTAAACTAAATGACCTGTACAATACTGCATTTGAGGAGCTAGCTAGTTCAACCCGCTATGCAAATGTTCCTGTTACCTTTGAAGATGTTTTGGATGATAAGGGAAATGTCAAGCGCAAGGGTATGAAGACACTTATGCTGGAGCGTGAGTATCTTCCTGCTGCGCAGCATCCAGCAAAGGAAATCCTTAATATGTATTATACTATTCGCTTAGAACAAGTGCCGAATCCTGAGACTGGTGTACTTGAAGATGATTGGGACAGCTACTTGCTTCAGATTGACGCTCTCATCCAAGCCTTGTCAGATGCTCACAGAGAGGACTTAGTACAGGTTATTACTGCAGAATTTACTCCTCTAACTAAGCTCCGTTGGGAAGTTACTAGAGAATGGTTCAGACCTTACAACAGAAGAGGTCAGGCTATTCTCGTTACGCAGTATAGTGACGCAGAGCAGCGTCAGGTAAATGAGTTCTACAGAGCCTCTCCTACTCGCAGAGCAGAGCTCCGTGAAGTAATGACAGAAAGCGGGAACAAGCTTATTTCTTCCTACCAAGCTGATATGCAACTGGCTGGCGAAAATCTCAGAATGCTAAATCCTGAGCTAGATGCTTGGCTATTGTTCTTTGGCAAGACTGATAAGTTGCTAACTACTGCTGCAGAGAAATATTACAAGGAGTTCGCCAGCCAGTATGGAGTACCAGAGTAGCCGCAGTGAAAATATAATTTAGAACAACATATATAGTATAATATATACCGTATTTTACATTATAGCAATTGACTATAGTGAGTGCTACGTGGTACAATAGAAGAGTCAATAAAGGAGGCAACAAATGGCAGATGAGGGCAACAGTAATGAAGTGACTTACAGTGTTGACAAGGATGGGTCTCTCGTAGCGAAGGGGACTGAAGGTGAAGTTCGCTACGTGAAGGAATCCGACCTGTTAGCACTGAAGGGAAGCAAGGAGACAATCGAAAAGCGAGTAAGGGAACTCGAGGAAGCAAGCAGAACAGGTGGTGCTGGTGCTCAAGCTGAACTTGAAACCACTCGCCAGAAGGTACTCCAAGCTGAGGCAGAAGTAGAACGCCTGAAAGAAAAAATGGAATCTGGAACAGTTACTGCCACTGAGCTCGAAAGAGCAAAGGCAGAACTTGCGACCGCCAAGTCAAGCGGGGAGGAGCTAAGCAACAAGCTTCTGGAGCTTCAGAGAAACTTAATAGTCGCTACCTTTGGCGTGCCAAAGACTACTGTAGATAACAAGAAGAGTCTACAGGAACTTGAGGTCTATGCTCAAGCTTTGGAAGATGTTACAGGCAAGAAATTGGGTAATTACGCTGCAGGTGGTGGAGGCGGCGGAGCCGCTGATTTGACCGGAGTTTCTCCTATGGAGCTTGCCCGAAGGGGTTATGAACAATCTAGTAAATAGGAGGATAAACTAATATGGCTTGGACACTCGCAGACCTTAGCAAAATAGAAACTGATACTCTCCGCAAGTCTGTCATAGACATTTTCTTGATGGAGTCTAATGTTATGCAGGAAATCCCTTGGGAAACCATAGGTCAGCTTACGACAACTGTAGTTCGTATGGGAGCTTTGCCTAGTGTTGGCTTCAGGAAAGTTAATGAGTCCTGGACCGAAAGCACTGGAGATACACTGGAGCAGCGAGTTGAGAATATCGCTCTTATGGGCGGCTACGTAGATACCGACAAGGCAATCGCTCGTGCAAAGAACACCATAGCCGACGCTCGTGCTATCAGACAGGTAATGGAGGTAAAGGCTATGGCTTACAAGTTTAATGACAAGTTCATTAATGGTAACCCACAGTCTGACCCTGAAGAGTTCAAGGGACTGGAAAAGCGTGTAGATGACATCTATGCAGAGGGCTTTACTGGCCAGCTTATTGACGTTGCTGGAGGTTCGACTACAGAAGGTATCCTGAATAGCTCAGCCACTCGCCACAATTTCCTTGACAAGCTTGACCAGCTCATCTACGCCATCAAAGGACACAACCCTAATTTCCTGTTCCTGAATGATGGCACACTGCTGGCTATACGTTCCCTGCTTCGTCGAGAGCTGCTGCTTGATACCACCAAGGATATGTTCGACAGAAGAGTAGATATGTACTCTGGAGCCCGGCTGGTCGATATTGGCGTCACAGCTACTCAGACTACAGAAATCATAGCTGCCGATGAAACAAAGGGCGGCGGCTCTACAGAAGCTTCTGTCTATGCAGTTAAGTTTGGAATTGGCGAGTTTCTGTGGGGTATACAGGAGTATCCACTGGAAGTCGACGACATAGGACTCGTGCCGAGCACTCCTACCAAGTACCGGACAGTTGTAGACTGGCCTCTTGGCCTGGCTGTAATTGACCCTTACTCTATAGGTCGACTGTATGGTGTGATTGCTAGTGCAGCAGCCTAGTAGGAGCTTAGAAATAAACAAGGAGGAGAAAAATGCCTTTTGATGCTAGTTTAGTATTGCACGATGGTACAGCAATAACAGCAGACAAGACCCCGACCTCTATCACCAGAGTGAGTGGAAGTATCTGTATAGACCTCGGAGCAGGACTGGGTGGAGGTACTGCTGGTAAGGGTTCCGGTATCAAGGAATTGGCTGCTGTACTCATTGACCCTGATGGATTAACAGATACCGACGATACAGTAGCAATAGACATTCAAGCTTGCGCTACAGTTGACGGTACGTATGTCACAATTGCTTCTTTCGCTGACCTGAATGGTGCTGGCTTTGATGTTGCAAGGACTGAGATAATTCGCTTCAGTGTTGACCCGAAGTATCGTTACATCAGAGCTTACATAAACATTACAGACAACTCTGGTAGCGACTTCAGCGAGGTCTTGTATGTGATGCTGACACCACACGCATTCTATGTACTGTAGGAGGTACAGATGGCTAATTTAACCGCTGAGAAGATTGAGTTTGGGTCTGGTTACTTCTATGTAACTGACGAGCATGGTCATAGGACTGCTGTTCCTATAGCAGATATGTTACGAGCTGCTGATATTCCAGTACTCACTTACGAACAGGTAGCACAAATTTCTACCCTAGCAAATCTCGTAGCAGTGCTGGTCAGAACGCTCATAGACAATGGTACTCTTGGAGAGTCCTTCCTAGAGGATGGAGACTATGACCTTGATGACCTAATTGAAGTTATTGGGGACTTGGGTGGAGACTATGGGGAACCAGACCTGAGCACGTAGGAGGAAATATGCCGAGGCTGAGCAGAAATTTAGACTTTAATCCCGGTACAGATGCTACTCGCCAAGACATCATAGATGAGCTAGGTGACAAGGCTACCGACGTCCTTGAGGAGCTTCAGGAAGCTACTCAGGAGCTTAAGAAATCAAGTAGAGCTCTAGAGCTGGTTCTTGGTGGCGAGGTAGAGGTAGACTAGTATGCAGTACCTGTATGAGTGTCAACAGTGTTTGCATAGGTTTGAAGTAAAGCAAGCCATGCTTGCTGAGCGGAAAGCTAACTGCCCTCAATGTGGTAGCGATGCTAAGTTCATTCCTTGCTGGACTGGTAGCATTCTATTTAACTTTCCTTCCTTAGACGCTACAGACATCATGAGGAGGGAAGGGAAGTGGAACTACTAAAACCTTAATAATTGAATTTACCTTAGCTCGGTCGATTAGGATATGCTATCCCTCAGGTAGCGTTCTATTGGCGATTCAGTTCGAGAGTAGGCTATCCTAGGGCACTAGTATTATTCTATAAAGGAGGAAGAAAGTGATAACAGATATAAAAGCAAAGGTAAACCAGTTCGTACCTACCATTCTTGACGAAGGAGATATGGACTATCCCAGGATGACCAAGATGGGTCAGCTGTTCACAGCAGACTGGCGACAGCGCTTGCTGCTCGCTGGTAAGCTCTGGCGCTTGACTGTTGGAGCACTTGGAGCTAATGCCTCACCCGTACAGATTGTAGGTGGCGGTGCTGTGACCACGCTAGAGTTGGAAATGCCTGAGATGATAATTGGCGTTGATGCTGGCTATTATCTCATGCTCGTGTCACTTCAAGTATCTCTCCAGTCTCTTGCTGACGCCGCTTCGGACTTAATTCAGCTCTTAGCCATCAGTGACCGCTCACAGGCTCCAGTTACAACTGGTACTCTGACTGTTGAGGCTCCTGATAACTTGCTCGACGGTGGCGGAGCCTTTCCTGGCAGAGCCTTCAGTGCAGTTACTGCAGACATTACTGACCCGGTACAGAGCGAGATACTGTACTTCCAGCAGGAGATGGGTGCTGGTGTAACAGTTGACCATGTCCGCTTCAATGCGGTCTATGAGCCAGCTGTTCCTAGCATTCTTGCTGGGCCGTGTCAGATCTGTGTCTACTGGGGTGGTACTATCGCTACTTCAGGTATGGGTTCTATCGTTGTAGGCTGTGTTCCTACTTCCTGGTTCCCAATTGTCTAGCATAGCTAGGTAATTCTCAAGCGAGGGAGGAGCAAGTTTAGTTCCTCCCTCGAAGAGAGTTACTTAGAGCTAATTAAGGAGGAAGTAACATGAATAATCTTGAGGATATTGTTGCAGCATTAAAAGCTACCCTTCAAGTCGATGCTCAGCTTTCAGGCTTGACACTGATAGACACTAGTCTATTTACGTGGACAAGCTCAAGATGGATAGCTGCCCAAGCTCTAACATCTGATGGTGTCCAGTGGAGCGATGAGAAGACGCTAGCGGTTGGCGGCGCAGAAACCCAAGTATTTGGAGCAATCGTTGAGCCAGCTAAATCAGGGACTTTGGTAGCTGTGCAACTAGGTCTTTTATGCCAGCTTAAATCGGGTGAGGCTACTGTAGCCAAGACGAGGAAATGGAAGGCTCGGAATAAGGATGGAACTTGGGTAGATCTCCACGCTGGAGTCAGTGAAAATCTTACTACTTCTTATGTGGAAAAACCCCTGTCCGGCATATTCTTCGCGGTAGCTAACTTTAACCAAGTGCCGTTTGAGATTGGTCTGTTCTGCACTCCACACGCCGCCACTGCAGATGCTACTATCATAAGCCAGGTTAAAAGTAGCTGCACCGTAACGGTACTTTACAAGCCGAGTTAACGAGGTGAATGATGCTGAATGACTTAGAGGTAATAAGAGCGCGAAGAGGATTCCGCCTTGACCCCTCGTGCTGTTTGTATCTGCCACTCCGAGAAATGCAATTCGGGCAAAGTCCAGAACTTCTCACAAACACAGGCTTTGAGACTGGAGACCCGCCTACTGGGTGGACTTTGGCTGGTGCTGGAGCAAGTTGGGCAAGAAGTGATGTACAGAAATATTCTGGGACTTACAGTGGACTGCTGACCAGAGCAGGGACTAATTGTTGGGCTTTTCAGCAATACGCCGATTATGCGAAATATAAAGGGTTGTCAGCTACTTTTGATTCCTGGATATACGCTACGGTTGCAAGCCGGGCACGTCTCTATCTTACTGACAATTTAGGTGGGACTTATAGTTTACTTCACAGCGGTGCAGCAGGGTGGGAGTTGCTCAGTACGACTCATACGGTTAATGTTAGCGCAACCTTTCTGGATGCACGCTGCAGAGTTGAGACTGGTGACACTGCCGTCTACTTTGACGAAGCCAGTCTCTTTATCCCCAACCTAGCCATGTCCAGAGACCTCTACGGTCATCCGGTACAGAACTCAGGTTCGGTCTGGCATCCTATTTATGGCAGGCTGTTTGACGGAGTGGATGATATTATCACCGTTCCAGACCACACAGCTATCCAGAATATATTTGATGCTCCTGGGGGAACTATCATTGCTTGGATAAATGCTACGAGTGTTGGGGAAGGGTCTGAGGCTAGGATATGGGACAAGGGTGAGATTAGAGCCTACGTAGTAACCGACTCAGGGAGCGGCACTTGTAAATTTAGATTTTTTAAGGGCTTTGGTACTGCTTATGGTATGTGGGATACTGCCAACTATGTTATTCCATATGGGAGGGCAAAGATGATAAGTGTAAGTTATGATAGTTCCGATGTAGCCAACGTCCCTGTTATCTGCATAGACGGTAGCCCAGTTGCCATCACAGAGGTTCAGACTCCTATAGGGGGAAGACTAACTGATGTGGCTTCCCCATTTACTACTGGAAACAACGTGGCTACTTCTCGAACCTTTGATGGCTACATTCCAGAGGTCATGGCTTTCAAGGGCAGGATGCTGTCAATCCCAGAGCAACAGGCGATATTCCAAGCTACCAGAGGGAGGTACGGAGTATGAGTAAATACTGTGTGATGGCGAGCCTCCAATTTGTCGTTCCTTCTCAGTGGGATAACCTGTCAGTCGAAATCAAGGACAAAATCATAGATAAGCTGACTAGCTCCCCCAAGATGCCTATCTGGGGAGATTTGGGACTTGGTTGTGGAGTTAATGAACAAGGGAACTCTGCCAGCAGCCTCATAGTGAGATTTGATAACAAGGCGGACATGGAGTCAGTATTCGACTTCCTAAAGGACAGGATGGTGAAAATACCAGTCTTAAAGGGCCGAGTTTCTAAGCACATCTGTCACCATGACGATGACAGTAATACTCCATGCGAGATTTGGGAAACCTATGTTAAGGAATAGTTAGGGGGAGAATATGCCAATACAGGAGATTGAAATACTGTCAAAGGAAAGTTCTGATGCGCAGACAAAAGCTGCAGTCTCTAGCTGCATTGCGCAAGAAGTGAGAAACGGCACACCACAAGACCAAGCAGTAGCAATGTGTCACGAGATGGCTCGTAGCAAAACAGGGAAGGAGCTTGGCCGAAGGGAGTAGTATCAAATCTTTTAAGGACACGTAGCTAGGATGAGAACACTTGACAATGAGCTAATTACAAAGCAACAGTCAGCTTCTAAAGTTCCCTATATGCGTATCAGCTTTACTGACGGCGTAGATACTTATACTTATACAACCAGAGATGGTACTAATCGCATCGTAGGTAGGATAGAGCAGTGGGAAGAGCCTTATGCCGGTGTAGCTATTGTTCGCTTGAAGAATCATGACGGGCACTTTACTGCTCTTGACCTGGAAGGCTTTGCTGTTACTGTAGGCTGGGGTTATGAACTGACAGGCAGCCCTGGTTCTACCTGGTACGCTAATGCTGCAGACATGAAAGTCCTTATGCAGCGGGATATCAGCTATAGTGGCGAGTGCCTGACTGAGTTCTACTGTGTTTCTCCTTGGGCAGCAATCTCACAGAACTGTATCATGCAAGGAGGCAAAAAGCTTTCTGGTGTAATTGTTGGTACCTTTGAACTAGCTGAAGCTGTTACTAATGGAGATGGAGCTTCTGGGAGAGTTGCTGCTGTTGGAACTGACTGGATTGTGGTTACTAGAGTATCTGGTACATTTGCTGATACTGAGACAGCTACAGGAGGGACATCAGGAGCTACCCTTGTTATTGCTGGTACTCCTGCGGATAACTACGGCATACTTGTCTATGCTGCAGGAGAGACTACCACAGAAGCAAGAATCGAAGCCCTTACAGGAAAAACTGTAGATGTTGACGAGGACGATGACTTGGGTTCTATGGCAGATACTCCAGCCTTGTCAGTAGATGTGGGGACTTCCAACCGCCTAGTAATCCGTCGTATGCTACTACGCTCCAAGTGTGGTATGCGCTTTGAGAATGATGGGCACTTTCATGTTCTGTACTTAGACACTACAGACGCTGCACAGTATGAGTTTGATTCAGCTCATGCTTTCTTCCTAGACATCAGGGAGCGAGCTCTTATTATGCCTAATACAGTCTATGTGGTAAGTGGACTACTGGATGTTCAGAATGTACCTGCTTACATAGGTACAGCAAATGATGCTACTTCCGTAACAAAGCTTGGAACTATTGTAGCTCCATTTCAAGTTGACCCTGATGCAGCTAGCCAAGCCGATGTGGATAACAGAGCTATCGCTTGGATTGCTCAGCAACTTGCCGAAGCTAACCAAGGTGTCATAGAAGCTCCTATGGAGTGTGGGTTGGAAGTCTATGATATGGTACAAGTAGTTGATAGCAGGCTCAATGCTACTTCAAAGGGCCGCATAGGAAGAGTAGAAAGAATCTACGAGCCACAGCAGGGAATCTATGCGGTTCATCTCCGCCTTGGCTCCTTATACTCAGAGCCTGGAGCGATGAATACTGGCCCGGGCAGTATAGAGAGTGACCTGAAAGACCTAACCAGTAATCTTAATAGAACTCCTCCAACTATTCCTTTTGTCAATTGGGCATTAGTTCTTCCTAAGGCTATTCAAGGGTATCAGCACAACATTACCTTTACAGCATCAGACTACGACACAGTTGCTTGGAGCAGCGGCACAGTCAAATTCTATGACGGGACAACACAAGCAGTAGCAGCTGGTAACACTGGTAATCTAGCTACAGCTAGTATTTATTATATATACTTTGACCTAGAAGACGCTAATCCTAATGTGCTCAAGTCAACAACAGACTACCAGTCAGTTATGACTGAGAAAACAGGCTTAGTCTGTATGGTTCAAAGAGCCTCAGATGCTGCTATGTTGGCTACTGTTATTCCCTCATACGGAAAAACTCCACTGATAACAGCGGATATAATAAATATGACTGGTATCAAGGAGTGGGACTTTGGCGGTGGTCTCAAGTTGCAGGCTATACTAGATACACAAATTCAGGCTGGCTACATTCACGTTTCAGCAGACACCAGCTTTGCTTCCGGCTATGACCCAACTGGCAAAGAGGTAGCTGTCCATAGAGGTTCTTCTGCTCCTGGCGATACTTCACTGTTGTGGTTTGACACTACTACGGGACAGATGAAAGCTTATGTGGGTGCTGCTTGGGTAGTACTGGAGGGTGAGTGGTACGATAAGAGTGGTGTTGTGATAAGTGCTAATTCAGGGATAGACATCTATGGTACTGACATGGCTTTTACTATCTCCTCGGCGGTGGGAGCCATAACTGCCTTTGGGACAAATGGTGCTGACCAAGTTACCGCTACGGTAGCCTCGCACGGTCTGCTCACAGGAGACAGGGTAAACATTTCAGGCACTACCAACTATAACGGAAACTATATAATTTATAAGATAGATGCTAACACATTCTGGTTTTCTCATACTTGGCTAGGTGATGACGCCACAGGCACTTGCCGCAAGGTCCAGGTATATGCTGGCTCAGATGGCTTCCTGTATGCAGGTGGCGGGTCCGTATTACTTGATGCCACAGGAGCACACTTTATTGGTCAGGGTTACTGCAAGTTCTTCTCTGGCGCAACTTTTGTCGGTTATATTGAAGCTGCTAGTACCACTCAATTAAAAGTCTCGACTTACGATACGGGGATGGACCTATTACACTATGCTCATGATGACGCAACGCTACAGGCCGGAGATGTTGTTACTTTATCTGCCGGCTGGAATATCGTCCTTATAGCTGGTGGAGCAATTAACCAGCAAGGAGTTGATTTCCTTATAGACCTTACTAATGATATGGAGATACTGTGTGATGATAGGTTCTCTATAGGTACTGGCGGAATTGACCCTTCTCCAGGGATTAACCAGTTAGCGCTGTATGCAGGCGGTAGCTTAGAAATTGGTAGCCTCGCAACCGTCTTTCTCTTTACTGATACTACAACCTGTGACCTTGATGCACATCTTACATCAAAGGATATAGGTTCTGTCACTGAATATGACGAGATATACTGTGACCATATCAATACTACTGGTGGTGTTTACGATAACTATGATGATTTGGCTCTCTTAAAATCAATCAAGTCGGACCCTCATGACCCTACCAAAATAGACTCAAAGTCTTTACCATCCATACTCAAGTATGATAAAGCCAGTTTCATGGCTAAGGCGGAAGCCAAGTTGATAGATAAGGAGAACAGAAAGAGAGATATTTTGTCTAGTTCAATTAGTAAGTTGGGTACAAGATTAGTGGAGATTGAGCAACAGAAAAGTCTCTTGACTTCACAGAGGGATAAATTAACAGGGAAAGACTGTCTACCTTATGACCAGGCATTATTGAAACTGGGTAAGAAGATACAGAATGACTTGGACACCAAGTCTAAATTGCAGGAGCAGTTGAGCTCCACAGGTTTGGACAGAGCAGAGAAGCTATTGGCTTGGGAACAACGTCAGGAATATATTTCACAACACTTTATACCCTTAGACAAGACAGTATCATTACTGCTAGGTTCTGTTAAACAGGTAGCAGATAAACTTGACTCAATAGAATCCAGAATAGCCATATTGGAGGCACGGAGGTAAGCAAGATGCGTCCCAACCAACTGTTGTGCAAGTTCAGAAAGTCCA